ATTAAAAATCTTATTTATAAATATTTCAAATTGGTCTTCACTCCAACAAATATCTTTAATCCATTCTAGTAAATCTCTTTCCAACAAATTATAAATATAATCAATATTTAATACATTATATTTATTTTTATAATAATCTATTATACAACATATTTTATTTTTTTTCATCCCTTTTTCTATTAAATATGGTGCTACATTATTCCTAAAATATTCTTTTGTATTATTCATTAAATGTACTGACATTAAATCTTGTATATCACGTGGCATTTTTTGATAAATTTTCCACCCTCTATTGCTATTCATTTCCTATTTTTATAGATAATAAAAATTATCATTATTTAAATCAATTTATATTTCTATTAAATTTATATGCCCTATTTTTCTTATACCTAACGGTTTCTTATTATATTTTTTTACTTTTATTTCATATTTTTTTTTCATTTTTTCATAAATTTTTAATATATCTTCTTCTGTTTGTAAATTACTTATCATATTATACATATATCCATTTTTAATAAAATTTAATTTTGGTATTTCTAAATCTAATATACTACGTAAATGTAATTCAAACTGTGATATATTACAACAATCCATACTAATATGATATGTATTATGTACCCGCAATGCTATTTCATTTATATATATCTCATTATTATATTCAAAAAATTCACAACATATTACACCTTTTGTATCAAATAAATTTAATAAATTTTCATATACTTTTTTTATTTTTAATTTTATATTTTCTTTTATACTATCATTTTTATATTCTGTTTTTATTAATATATTATTTTTATGTATATTTTTTACTGGTTCATAATAATTTATTATTCCATTTGTTTTACAACCACCTATTGATAATTCATTTTCAAAATTTATATAATCTTCTATATAAAATTTTTTAATTATATCTTTATTATCTATTATCCAATTATTTAACTCCATTTCAGTTTTTATTACTATATTTCCACGACCATCAAATGAACCACGACGTGCTTTTATTATTATTGGATAATCATATTTCTCAATAAATTTATATATATCATTTTCAGTATTTATAAGACAATATGGACCAATATTTAAATTATTTTTTCTCAAAAATTCTTTTTGAACAAATTTATCTTGAATTATCTCCAAATATTTTATATCTGGATAAATCGGTTTTTCTATTTTTTTTAATATATTTATATCTATATTCTCAAATTCATATGTTATTATATCACATTTTTCACTAAATTTTATTATATTTTCCAAATTATATTCACCATATATTATATCTATTTTATTAATATCTTTTAAAAGATTACATGGTATATCAAATTTATCCGAAAAAATATAAATTTTTTCTATATTATTAAAAATATTTTTATCAATATTTTCACCCAACATATATGCTAATTGACCACCTCCTAATATACCTATTTTCATTTTAATTAAATTATTACATTATTATAATAATAAATTTTTTATATATATTACATAAATATTACGTTTAAAAAGTAAAATATATATAATTTTATATATTTATTATGTGCGGTATTTTTGGTATGATTTCTAATGAAAATCTTCATATAAATTTATTTATTTCTATATTAGAACAATTAGAACATAGAGGTAAAGATTCATATGGTATTACTTTTATTACACATAATAATGAAATAGAGAGAATAAAATCCATAGAAAAAATTGAAAAATATAGTAGTAAAAAATATAATAATATAAAACTTGGTATAACTCATAATCGTTATTCTACTACTAAAAATAAATCCCCACAAGCTTTTTTAGATGAAATACAACCATTACAGTTTAAAAATAATTTTATTGAATTTGATTTAATCCATAATGGAAATATAGCTAATATACATAAATACATTTCATATGATAATAATTTATCAGATACCCAAAATATTATTACTTTTTTTAATAATGCCACTTCCACTACATTTGAATCAGTATTAATTGATTTTATAAATACTATTCATTGTTCTTACAATATTATTATTTTATTTCAAAATTCATTATATGTATTACGAGATAGATATGGATATAAACCCCTTTTTCTTGGTAATATTAATAATCAATATTGTGTTAGTTCAGAAGATTGTATAACTAATTTTAATAAAATTCGTGAGGTAAATCCAGGTGAAATAATAAAAATTACTGAAAAAAAATATGAAACTATTTATCAAAAAAATAATTTTATAAAAACAAAATGTGTTTTTGAATATATCTATTTTATGAAGGAAAATTCTACATATAATAATAAATCTATTTATAATATTCGTAAAAATTTAGGCAAAAAATTAGCTTCATTAGAAAAAAAAAAATTTAATCCATTACATACTGTTGTTGTTGGTAGTCCAAATACAGCAATTCCTATGGGTATTGGTTTTGCTGAATATTTATATTTAGATTATATACAAGTATTACAAAAACATAGTGATTGTGGTCGAACATTTATTTTAAAAGACCAAAATAGTCGTATTGATTATTGTAAAAAATTTATATTTAATACAGAAAAAATAAAAAATAAAACTATTATTTTAGTAGATGATAGTTTAGTTCGTGGAAATACTATTCAAAGTTTATCTCATATGTTTTATGAAAATGGTTGTAAAGAATTACATATTCGTATTTGTAGTCCCGAATTAAAATTTCCCTGTTATTATGGTATTGATATTCCTACACACGAAGAACTAATTATAAATAATTATACTATTCCTAAGATAGAAAAAAAATTTAATTTATCTTCATTACGATATATAACAATTGAAAAAATGTTAGAGGCATTTGGAAAAAATAATGATTTTTGTTGTGCCTGTTTTAACGGAGAATATAATAAAGAATTAGATTGGTAATTATAATAATGATTTTATTAAATAATATATAAAAAATATAATTATAAAATAACAAAATAATTTTATAAAATATTTATTATTACCTCCATTAAATATTTTTTTACATTCTAAATATTTAAATATTTCATTAAATAAATTATCCGCTTCTATTGTATTTTTTTTTGGATATTTATTTATAAAATTATTAATTGTAGGTTTAGGTATAAAACCTAATTGAGGATATATTATACACGGTAAATATTCAAAATTATATTTTTTAGTATTTTTATCTATTATTATTTTAAGAATCATAGTATCCCTAACACCTTTCTTATTATAATGAGAATCAAATATAAAATTACCTAATGAGTAAAATATATACCCATATCTATTATTTATATTTATTTTTTCCATATTTTGTATAACATGAGGATGATGTCCTATTATTATATCAACACCATTTTTAATCATTATTTTCGCAAGTTTTTTTTGTTTATTATTATTTTTAAATTTATATTCTGTTCCCCAATGTATTGTTACAATTAATAAATCACACATTTTTTTTAAATTTTTTAGTAAATATTTTGTTGAATTATTATAAACATACACATTATTATTATTTTTTAATCTTTTAAATGAATTTGATAAACCTATTACTATTATTTTACAATTATCTATATTATATATTTTATATGGTTCTCTTTTTTTACCTATTATATTAAAATTATTTTTTTCAAGTATATTTATTGTATCATTTATACCAATTGAACCATAATCATTTGAATGATTATTACTAATATTTATAGTATTTAATCCACTGTATTTTAAAGCTTCTATAGATTTATTTTCAGCACGAAAACTGGGACCACCACTATTATATAATTTATTATTAGTATTATCAGAAATAATACTTTCTAAATTTCCTATTGATATATCTGAATTACTAATATATTTTTTTACATATTTAAAAATGTTCTTATATTCATCATTTTTACATTTTTTTATATAGTCTTTTATATCTCTTGATAAATTAATATCTCCTACAGCAGTTATAACTATATTATTCATATTAATTAATATATATATATTATTTATTAAAATAATGATTTCATTAATTTAATTTCCTTTTCTTGAACTTTTATTATATCATTTGACAATTTTTTTATTTTTTCATTTTTTGTATTTTTATTAATTTTGTTTGATGTTGTTAATGCTGTTGAATGATGACTAATCATTCTTTTTAACCATTCTTTATCATTTACTAATATTTGACTTCGTAATAATAATACACTAATAACTGATAATATAATACCTATTATAAATATTTTACTATTAAAATGTCCCATTGAAAAATAATGTACTACTTCATGACTCCAAATCATATTTGAAGCCATTAATAATCCTCCATAAAATAATGTTAATGATATATATAAATCATTGAATCTATATGCCAACATATTCATTGGATTAAATAACATACCTACTATTACCATTATAATAAACTGAATTATATGATGTTTTAACATTTATATACTTAATTAAAATATTTAAAATTGATTAATTTTAAATTTAATTTAAAATGAAAAACGAGGACTTTCTACTACAAATTAATAATCATATGGATAAAAATCCCTCATATCCAGGCGATTGGTTTAATTCATTTATGAATTATTGTAATAAAAACGATCATTCTTTTAAAAATACTGATGAAATGATTTTATATATTGGTTCTATTTTTAGAGAAACTGATGATAAATGGTGTAGAGAAAATATTTCTGGTTATTCACATTCAGAAAATAATAAAAATAATTGGTTGTCTAAAAGTCAAACAATTTATGATGAAGATAAAGAAAAACTAGATTTTTGGAAAAGATTTCTAGGTCAAATGTTAATTTATAGATATGGATAATTTAATACATTTCAAAATTGATTTTAATTTTATATTTTTTTAAAAATGAATAAAGTAGATATTCAAAAATCTCTCGAAGAAAAAGGTTATTGTATTATTGAAAATATTTTAAATCCAAATGAAATTTTTAAAGCAAAAGAACTATTTCATGAATGGTTTGAATCTGTACCAAATTTAGATAAATTTCATACAAAAATGAATCCACATGGTATTTTTAAATATCATCAAGTAGCTCATCAAGAATTTGCCTGGTATTTACGAACATTGCCTCAAATTATTCAAACTTTTGCTGACATATGGGGTACAAATACTAATAATTTAGTTACGGGATTTGATGGTGCGTGTTATATGGATAAAGGAGTAAAGAAAAATACTAAATGTTGGACACATACAGATCAAGCACCAAAAAATAAAGGACTATTATGTTATCAGGGTGTGGTATCATTAACAAATAATAAAGATAATTCATTATTAGTATATGAAGGTAGTCATAAATTACATGAAGAATATTTTAAATCAAAAGGTTTAGAAAATGATTCTAAAAATTGGCAATTAATTGATCCTTCTTATTTAGATAGTATTAAAGATAAAAAAAAATTACTTGAAATTCCTGCTGGTTCATTAGTTTTATGGGATTCTCGAACATTTCATCAAAATATTGTTTCTAATTCAGATGAAGAAAGATTAGTTCAATATATTTGTATGAAACCTAAAAATAGTCGTGATAATTCTAGATCTCAAACAAAAAAAAGATTAAAATATTTAGAAGAATTACGAACAACTAGTCATTGGCCTTATCCTATTAAGGTTAATAGTCTTCAACCACGAACATTTGGAAATGATGAATATTTGATTAATTATGATGTATTATCTAGACCTAATTTAGAATCATATATGGATAAAATTAAAACTTTAATTTAATAAAATATACGTAAAAATAAACTTTCATGATCCCAATTTATAAGTTCTTCTAAATTTTTTTTATATAAATGTTTATTATTTTCATAAAATAATACTACTTTTTTTTTATAATAATTTTCAAAATAATCATACACAGTTTTATATGATGATACATTTTTTATAAAAAACGATTTTATTTGCATATTATTAATTACAGCCATTATATATAATTCTTTTACAAACATATTATTTAATTTGTAATTTTTTTTTAAAATACTTTTAAAAATTTTATTTTTTTTTTTAATTTTAT